CAGGTCCGTGGCGCTGCGACTGAGTCCGCCGGCGGCGATTACGGTGTTGAGGCAAGTGATCCTTACTACTGCCGTAAGCACGCCTTCCACAAGGACGTCACTCCTGAGGAGCGCGCCAACTACGATGAGCCTCTGGATGCAGATAAGGACGCTACCGACTTCGTCACCCAGAAGATGCTGATTCGTCGTGAGATGGAATGGGCTACCAAGTTCTTCAAGGCTGGCGTATGGGGCACTGAGATCGCTGGTGGCGATGCTGCCGCTGAGGGCGTGGCTATCAAGTGGAACATGCCTACCTCTGACCCCATCGGTGACATTACTGGTGCTGGTGTTGCTATGGCTGGTGCTACTGGCTTCAAGCCCAACACTCTGGTCCTGTCTCCCTATGCCTTCAATGCTTTGAAGAATCATGAGGACATCCTGGATCGCATCAAGTACACCCAGAAGGGCATCGTAACTGCTGACCTGCTTGGCACTCTGTTTGAGGTCGATCATGTCTACGTTGCATGGTCCGTCGTCAACTCCGCTGCTAAGGGTGCCGATGCTTCTGTTGACTTCATCATGGGCAAGCACGCTCTGCTGTGTTACAGCAATCCTCGTCCTGCTCTGCGTAAGCCTTCTGCTGGCTACATCTTTGCATGGACTGGCCTGGAAGGCTCCGGTGCATACGGCAACCGTATCGTTCGTCTGCCTATGGACATGCTCGGCCTGGGCACTGAGCGTATCGAAGGCGAAGTTGCCTTTGACGCTAAGCAGATCTGTAAGGATCTGGGCGTGTTCTTCAAGGACATCGTTGCTTAATGTTCGTTGTCCGAAGACCGTTTCGAAATCTTGGCCAAATGATGGCGCCCGGCTCTGTAGTTGAGCCGGCCGCCATCAAGCGGTTTAAGTCCCGTGTAGCTGAGGGACGAATTGTTGAGGTTACCGAGCATAACTTCAGCAAGTGGCGTGAATACTTCAAGGTACGTATGAACGTCGAAATTGCAGCTATTGGTGGCGTACCTGATGCGTCTGTCAATCTTGATGGTGACAAGCCCGATGAGAATAAGTCTGACGAAGGCACTCCAGGTGAGAACAAGCCGGAGGATACCAAATCTGAAGAGGCTAAGCCTGTAGTTAAGGTAGTAGTTAAGTAGGGAGGTGTTATTGATGTCGTTTTCTTATTCCGGCAATCCTATGGATAGCCCAATCGATGAAGCTAGATTCCTCGTAGGTGATACCGATGCAAGCAATCCTATCATGCAGGATGAAGAGATCCAGTACATCATTGATACCTACGGAGAAGGTACTAATACATGCAAGTACCAGCTATTTAACCGTGCTGCTACTTTATTTGCACGCGATATAAAGCGTTCGCTCGGCCCACAGTCTGAGGATCCTACTGATCGCTTAAAGTTCTTTAAGGAGCAAGCTGACTACTATAAGCACCTTGTAGTTATTGGCGGCGTTTCGCCTCCTAACTACAGCTACCCAAAAACTTTCCGAAAGGGAATGTTTAGTAACCCCCAGTGGCCTCGTCCTGGAGGTGGTAAGTATGTACGCTAGCTTAAAGTCCTGGATATCTGTACCATATCAGATAAAGCCATTCGTAAAGCGTGATGGAGCTGGCTCTAAGATATTCGGTGATGCTGTTGATTCATTATGCTACCCTGTAGGTGATGTCAAGCTTATCACTGATGCATCTGGCGCAGAAGTTACATCTACGACTCAGCTTTACCTACCTGGTGATGAGTTGATAAAAGTTACCGATGAGATAATTTTTAATAGTGAAGTGCGACCAATTCATCGGATCACTGATTACTATAGGAACGGTAAGGTAGACATTAGGGTGGTGTATCTGTAATGCGTTTAGACTTTTATGTTTCTCCAAATGAACAGCGTAAGTTTGCTTCTTCACTCGAAGTTCTATTGCGTAATGTTGGTAGGGCAACTAAGGCTGGTACTGAACAGGCTTGCAAAGATATTTTGGAGGAGAGTCTTAATCAAGTACCTCGTGATACTGGCACATTAGCCTCCACTGCGTTCTACACTGTTCAGCGTAGAAGCGGTGTAAAGGGCTACACGTATGAGGGTATCGTTGGTTATGCTGGTATGGCTGGCGTAGGATATGCAAGTGACAAGCTGAATCCTGTATCAAGAGCGTCTGCCTCCGCCTATGCATATAAAGTGCATGAGGACTTAGATGCAAAGCATCCAAATGGAGGCAAGGCTAAGTTTCTTGAGGATCCTGTTAGAGACTATGCAGAGTCCAATTTTAAGCGTGTTGCAGAAACTCATTGGAGATATGCAATAGAGGGGCAATCAATACTGCCTACTACTGATTAAGGAGACCCGTAATGACACTGCTTGAATCTTTGGTTACGTATGGTATTAGTAAGGGTGTCCTTGTAGGTGACGGCGATGATTCTTTTAGAGACTTCATGCCTGAAGCTCCAGACAGCGTTGTTGTATTTCATGAGTATGCCGGTTCTCCTGTGTCACAGTTCACCACTAGCGTGCATAGGTCTGTTCAGGTTAAAGTGCGCGATAAAGACGCCAATACAGCAAGGTCTAAGGCATGGCAGCTTGTGGATATTTTTAAGTCCACAACAGAGAGTTTACGTGTAGATTTCACCGACTCTCTCTGGGGACAAGTCTATATTAGACAGACCCCATTTAAACTTTCGCAGGACGAGAGCAATAGAGTAATCTACTGCTTTAATCTTGGAATAACTACGAATATCTTAGAATAGGAGGTAAGGAAATGGCTACAAGAATTGGTTGTGACAACCTCGTGTATGCAAAGATGACTACCGAAGACACTGTTGATCAGGCGCCTGTATACGGTGAAGTCAATGCTGCTCCCGGTGTTATGTCCATCAATATCAACCCCAACGGTTCTTTGGAGACCCTGTTCGCTGATGATGGCCCCATGGAAACCGCCACTACTCTCGGTAAGATTGACGTCGAGATCCAGAAGAACGAGCTGACCACGCAGAACAAGGCTGATCTGCTCGGGCATGAGATCGATGGCAACGGTGCCGTGGTGTATAGTGACAATGACGTGCCGCCTTACGTGGCGATCGGTTTCCGTACACTGAAGTCCAACGGTAAGTACCGGTATGTGTGGCTCTACAAGGGCAGATTCACTGAACCTGAGGACAACAATGAGACCAAGGGTGACAGCATCAACTTCCAGTCTGATACTATTTCCGGTCAGTTCACTAAGCTGAAATATGCTTATACTGTCAACGGTAAGCAGAAGCGTCCCTGGAAGTATGAGCTGGACGGCGATAACGCAGAAGCTAAGGCTTCCGTTATGGAATCCTGGTTCGAAGCTCCTGTGTTCCCTGCTGCAGCTACCTAACAAAAATTATTCCGTTATTAGGAGGAAAGTCGAATGTCTAACTTAAGAGACGTAAAACCCAGAGTAAAGACTATTACTCTGAATGACGGCGTTGAGCGTGAGCTTCGGTTCACCCTCAATGCTATGGCTGAGATGGAAGACAAGTATGGCAGTGTAGATGCCGCGTTCAAGAAGCTGGACGAGGGTAGTATCAAGGCTGCTAGATTCATCATGTGGGCAGGTCTCCTGCACTATAACGATGAGAGTCTTACTGAAAAGCAAGTCGGAGACCTTATTGATCTGCAGTCTATGCAGCAGATCATGCAGTCCATGTCTGAGGTGCTGTCCGAGGATATGCCGCAGAAGGACGAAAATGGAGACGTTAATGTCCCAAACGGGTAAATCCCGACGCTGATGCTATGTCTAATCCCAACCGAGACGGTTGGGATTGGCCATACATCATATACGTTGGGCGCGTTTGGTTGGAGTACACGGATAAAGAAACCTGGACATTAACGCCTAGACAATTTGCTTCTCAACTTGCTGTGCACGAGGATATACTAAAGCAGATGCGTGGCAGTGGTAAAGGCAAGGATAAGCCTAGTGTAGGTAAGTCTACTGATCTTGGCTTTATAGACCAAATACCAGGCTGGTAAGGAGGTACTTTCATGGCAGGACCTGTCGCAACAGTGTGGGCACAACTTAGACTTAATATGTCTGATTTTGCCTCTAAACTAAATACGGCATCAAAAGACTTAAAGCGATTTGCTAACTTTCAGCAAAGCGTTATTAGGGCTCAGAATCCTGGCTATGAAAGTGCCAATGCCATGATAAGAACCTTCAATCGCAGTCTTAATGATACCGCTAATATAACGCGTGGCATTGTTATTTCTCAGGCATTTTATGCTGGCGTAGGTGCTATTAGAGAAGCTACAAATGCCTTATGGGAATTTAATAAGCAGCTTGACTATGCACACGTTACGTATAGTGCACTATTTGGCGATGCGAGTCTTGCATCTGACTTTATGGCTGTGCTGCAGGAGCATGCAATAGAAACTATCTTCGACTACCAGGATCTTTCTGGTATATCCAAGAAGTTGCTTGCATATGGCCTGGAATATGAGAACTTGATGTTCATCATGGAAGGCCTTACCAACCTTGGTACTATGTCTGGTGACTCTGCGGCGCTTGATCGAATTGCCCTTGCATTAGGTCAGATCTACACCAAAGGTAAGTTAAGTGCTGAAGAAATGCGTCAGCTCGCTAACGCATACGTCCCTATCACGGAGATAATTCAGAGCAAGTTTGGCTTGTCTGAGGAAGACCTTGGTCGAGTAGGTGATCTCAACCTGCCTGCTGAGGAAGTCATCAATGCTATTGTCGACTATGCTAATGAGAACTTCGGTGCTGTTGGTGACGCAGCTATGCTTACAATCACTGGCCTTGAGGCTAAGATTGTAGATACCCTTAAGGTAGTAGGCGCTGAGATGCTGTCACCTATCACTACTGCATATAAGTCCTTCTTAGCGTATATAGCAGATGGACTGAATGCTATTCGCAGTGAGTTTGACGCTGGTGGCATTGGCGGTGTGTTTGAATACCTCGTTCCTGATGAAGGTACTCAGACACTTATCAGAACATTCCTTGCAAATATCAGAAACCTGTTTATGTCTGTTATGTCTCTTGGTAAGGCAGCAGGGCAGGTATTTGGTAATTTCACGCAGGTCTTTGTAGCTGTATTTAATGCCGTTGTTCCTGCTATTACAGCTGTCACTAACGCTATTGCCATTCTTGTGAATGCTATGGCTAGTACCAGTGTAGGCGCTGCTATGCTTCGTATAGCTCTTGTAGGTGCTGCTGCAGCATTTGTAGTAATGCGTGTACAAGCAATGGGAGCTTTGGTAATCACTGCTGTAACAAAAGCTGTAAACGGTCTATCCAAGGCACTTGTAGTTCTTGCATCTATCATAGCTAAGCACCCAATCTTATCTCTGCTTGGTATGTTAGGTGTGGCACTTGTAGGTGTCTCCGTATCTTCCTCTAATGCAAGTTCTTCTTTGTCTGGCTTGTTTGACACCTTAGCAGGTGCTACAGGCTCTTCTGGTAGTGATATGCTTCAGAAGGTTGAACAAGACATCAATAATGGTAATGATGCTCTTGACAGATTCAACAACCGTCTTGAGGAAGGCGAAAAGAATGCTGAAGATTTAGAAGACAGCATAGCTGGTGCTGGTAAAGCGGCTAAAAAGACTGCTGGTCTTTTGTCCTTTGATGAAGTCTTTAAGCTCAATACGCCAACTAGCTCCGGCTCTGGTGGCGGAGGCATTGGTGGAGGAGTCCTTGATGACCTGAATGATCTCATTGATGGCTTTGGTGGGCTTGGTGACGCTCTGATACCTGAAATTCCTGACTTTAGTGATTATATCAGCGACTTTGGTGATAGCTTGCTCGGAGGCCTGAGTGATGGACTTAAAAGCAAGATAGCAGCCGGTGGCTGGGGTGCACTAATAGGTGGCGTGCTTGGCGCTTTGATTGGTAGCATCTTTGGTCAGCCTATACTCGGAGCAAAGATTGGTGCTGGCGTCGGCACTATAGCTGGCGTAATATTTGAGAGCCTAGAAGGTGCCATAAGCAACATCGGCGTTGGAGCCATTGTAGGTGTTGGTAAAGCCATTGCTAAAGCAATGAGTGCTAGCTTAAAGGAAGTTATACAAGTACTCGCCTCTTCTGGGTCCATTGACGAGTTCTTTAAGATGCTTGCTGGAATGCTCAAGCAAACTGGTGGTAAAGCGCTTCTTAAGGGCGGCCTCATTGGTGCTGCTATAGGCTTTGTAGTTGATGGCATTGCGCATCTACTATGGAATACCATGGAGGAGAAGTTCTCCACTGCTGATGCAGACACTGCTAAGGTTGGCCAAACCATTGGTAGTTTGATAGGTACCATTATTGGCGGTGTCATTGGAGGCCCAGCTGGTATGCTGATAGGCTCTGCAATAGGTACTTTTGCTGGTGGCCTTGTGGGTCTCTTCTGGGAACCTATCAAGGAGTACTTTGACCCTGAAGATAATGCTCTATCTGCATTCTTTGTAGAACTCGGTGCTAGAATAGGAAACTGGGCACAGGTTAGTCTTGATAGACTGGCTAATTGGTGGTCCAGAACCTACACTGGCTTCTCTACGTGGGTTACAGATACTAGCTCTGGCTTAACTGGTTGGTTTAGCCGTACTACAAATGGTTTCTCTACTTGGTGGAGCAACACCACGTCTGGCTTCTCCACCTGGTTCAGTGACACTATGTCCAGCCTGTCCAATTGGTGGAGCAATACAGTAGCTACATTCAGTGACTGGAGCTCTATAAACCGCGACACGCTATCCGATTGGTGGTCTGAGACTTCTTCTGGTTTCTCTACCTGGTTCTCTGATACGTTCTCCGGCTTCACTACTTGGTTCTCTGATACGTTCTCTGGCTTGTTTACTTGGTTCACAGACACTGTGACTGGCTTTAAGAACTGGAAATCTGAGACACTTAGCAGCATTACCTCGTGGATTGCAAGCACATTTGCCGGTTATCAGAAGTGGCGCTTGGATACCCTTAATGAGATGACCTGGTGGAAAACTAATGCCATAAATGCTATTAAGGATTGGGCAAGCGACACTGCGGCTCGTATTGGTAGCTGGAAGAATAGCGTTGTAGATTCCTTTAACAAGTTTAAGACAGACGCGCAAAACGTCATTGTTGGTTTCTGCATAGCTGCAGCACAGCGCATAAACGGCTGGTTGACTGATACGCGCACTAACATTACTACATGGCTCTCTACAACGCTAAATAATGTCCGTACTTGGTTCACTAACCTGATAAGCAACATTGGTTCTTGGTTAGGTAGTATCACTAATAACTGTAAGCAGTGGTTTACCACTACTATCACGAACCTTGCTACTAGATTGAGCACCCTTGCCAATAAGATTACCACTTGGCTTTCTACTACTCGCTCTAACATAAGCACCTGGTTTACGAACCTTAAGAATAGCATCAAGAGCTGGTGGAACTCTGCGTTTGACTCAAGCAAGTGGCAAGCTGGCTGGGAGCGCGTCAAGAGCTGGTTCAGCAGCACACTGTCTAACGTATCAAGCTGGTTTACAAGCTTTAAGAGTAGCGTGAAGACATGGTGGGGCAATACCTTTAACTATGCTAACTGGACTACCGGTTGGACTAAGGTTAAAAGCTGGTTCGCTACAATGTATTCTGATATAAGTAGCTGGTTTTCTACCATGGTTGCTAATATCAAGAGCTTGTGGGCTAAACTGTTCAGTGTATCTACATGGAAGTCTGGTTGGGAACACATTAAGAGTTGGTTTAGCACTCTCTTCAGCAGTATCAGTAGTTGGTTCAGCAGCCTTAAGAGCAGCATAAACGCTTGGTGGAATGGCTTATGGGATGGCAAATCTGCTTCCGTTAGCGCCTCTACTAGTGGCGGCGGCGGATCAGGTGGCGGAGGCGGTTCGTTCTCTGTCAAAGCTGGTCACGCATACGGCGGCGTCTTTGATAGAGAGCATATCGCGCGCTTCGCTGAAGGTAACAAGGCTGAGGCAGTCATACCTCTGGAAAATGCTAGAGCTATGCAACCGTTTGTAGATGCAGTCTCTAATGGTATTGTAGGAAGCCTAGCGCCTATCGTTGCGCAGATAAATAATGCTGGTAATAGCGGCAATAACCTGCCTCCGATGTATGTTGGCACTCTGGTAGCTGATGAGCGTGGCTTGCGCCAGCTGTATAAGAAGTTTGAGCTTATACAAATTCAAGAGGATGCCCGTAAGGGTCTACAAGGTGTCTAGGAGGCGCTGTATGGAATTTATCATAAATGGTATCCATATTAAGAATCCTTCTGCCTTTAAGATTGAGCGATACAATGTCACCACCATGGAGCGTTTGTCAAATGCTTCCATGGTAGGTGACCTGATAGCAAAGAAGCGTAAGTTTTACTTTACGTACGAAGCTATAACTGCTGAAGACTTTGATGTAATACTTGCTGCTATATATGATAGTGACAAGTTGTTCTTTACTCTTCAGTATCCTGAACGTGGTCAATCTAAATCCGCTGAGGTGTATGTAGGTTCTATACCTGCTGATCTACACTTCATGAGCGGTAAAAATGCAGTATGGAAAAACCTAACTTTCAATCTTATAGAGAGGTAAGCGAGTAATGGAAGGCTTGAATCTCCGCGCTAAGGCGCTCGTTACTATCACTAAGCTTGACGATAAGGGCAATCTTATCGGCACTGAAAAACATGAAGTTGAATTAACTAATGAGGAGGCTAAAGCATTATGGCACTCACAACAGCAGGCATAAACTTCCTGTCCCAGGCCGCAGTAGGTCAGGGCACACCCTTCACTAACTCCAATGCGCGTCTTGGCGTTGGCGACGGCTCAGCTGCATTTGCTGCTGGCCAAACTGATCTGCAGGGCACTAACAAGGCGAGAAAAGCTATGGACGTCGGTTTCCCGACTGTGACTCCGCCTGTAGTAAACTTCAGATCCACTTTTGCTCCTGGCGATGCAAACTTCCCCTGGAATGAGTGGGGTATCTTCAATGCAGCGACCGGCGGTGTGATGCTGAACCGCGTCGTTGAGAGCAATGGTACAAAGCAGAGTAACCAGACATGGGTGCTCGATGTTCAGATAACATTCACGCTCGGATAAACTAATGGAGGTGTAGCATAATGTCTTATGTAGCAAACAAATACAATTATTCTACGCCTCTTCAAAGTTCTGTAGGCCTTGTCAATGAGACTTCTGTTGTAGAAGATCGTAAGTATTTTGTTTTATCTGACAATGTACTTGATGGCTCATACTTTCCGATATCTGGTGATGTTGGCCTCTGGGGCGCCTCGGCTTCTAATGCTGATGGCACGCTACTAGAGCCTTTTGTAGTTACTGTAAATGAGAATAATACTATCAATGCGTTTCGCTTGACCAGTAGCCAGTATAACTACCCTGTAGCCTTTACTGTTCAGTTCTATAATGGCGATACTCTTCTCCATACAATTACAGAAACTGCAAATGACAAAGCAGAATACATCAACTATCTGTCTAAGACTCTTGTAGTTACCCACTACATCATAACTGTCACCAAAGTAAGCCATGATGGCAGCGCCGCTAGAATCTACAATGTCTATGATCCTGACTACGTGCGTCGTTCCGATCGTGCTGACATTTCTGTATCTGAGACTAGTGAGGTGACCTATGCGCAGCACTTCAGCAGACGAGACACTCTTGTTGTAAGCAATGCTGAGGAGCAATCCTACATAGCATATGTAGTCCAGTCTACTGACACACTAGCCATTAAGGAAGCCTCTGAGTCTAGCGTTGGTTTATGCGTAATTTCCAGAGATGACGTCATCATTAAGGAAAGCCCTGTATCTACAGTGGTCAATACTGTATTTTGTAATGACATATTCGCTCTTGTAGCTGACCACAACGTACACATTAAGAACACTATAGGTGGCGCTGTTGATGTATTTAGGCTTGTGGATGCCGAAATGCCTTCACATATCAAGAACATCATCAACACTACGTATGATAGTGCTCTTGTAGCTGCTAGTGGTGATAGTTACTTAATCAATGTGCATGCACGTATGAAGGAGCCTTCACGTCGCATATATGGCAAAGTGTATATCACATACACAGACCCAATGCTGGACAGTGAGACTACCATAAGCACTAACATGGAGGCTTATAACAGCAATAAAGACCAGGTTATGGACGGCCTGTACGTTACAGAAGGTAAGCTGTTTACTTTGTATGACAACGTATTGGATGGCAGTTTTACTGCTATGTCTGAGCACAGCCAGGTTGGCTGGGTGTCCGGAATTGCTAGCGACCAGAATGGTAACTTCAGTGAAGTGCCTTATCTACGTATAGACTTCGCTACACGTGCCATCATGCCTCTGACGTTGCACTTTGATGACTCCCATGGCTGTGTAGCAGAGGACTTCACTGTAGAATTCATTCATGACGATGACACTTCTACACTGGTACCTATTGTAGGTAATGCATCTAGCGCTGTTCAGGTAAACAATGAAGCTATTTCTGCTAAGACAATAATTGTGCGTGTTACGAAGGTCACAAAGCCGAACTTCCCAGTAGTTATACTTGAGGTGCCCGTTACCTCTACCTTCTTGTATAGAGGCTACGATGATGTCAGTGACTTAATGAGCATTGATCTTCTCGAAGAGTTGACGTATGATGACGAGATAGAAGCTCTTGGTGGTGTTTCTGCTAATGAGGCTACTATTGTTCTTGATAACAGTCATGGTGAGTTTTACTTCAACAACACTACATCTGCAGTTGCTAGACAGCTTCGCCGTAACCGTAAGATAGAGCCCTGGCTAGGCGTTGAGGTTTCTCCTGGAGAAATTGAGTGGTACAAGCAAGGCACTTACTGGTCTTACAGATGGAATGTTCCTGTAGGTAATCTGACAGCAACAGTTGTTGGCTTTGATACTATTGGCTTGCTTGGTACTACAACATTTGAAGAGCACTACATGTACCAGGATAAATCTCTTGGTGAACTCATTGACATTGTGTTGACAGATGCTAAGAAGCAGCTTGACTTCCTGCAATGGAGTGTAGATCCTGCTTTGTATGATGTTGCAATTCCGTTTGCATGGTTCGATCCTTCTAATCATGCTGCAGCACTTCGTAAAATAAGTCATGCGTACCCTATGCACATCTACTGTGATAAAGAGGGTATCATCTGTGCTGCGCCACAGAAGCTACACCTTGACTACTACTATGACACTTGGTCTGACAGTACCAATGTTATTAGTAAAGAGTATGGATCCTTGTACACCGCGCTGCCTAACCTGGTTAACATTGAAGTGCATATCCCACAGACAGTTGAGAACTCTGAGCTTGTCAGTGATACGCTTCTGTTTGACGTATCTACAGTGTCAACACGAAAGCTTAATTTCAGTCACCCGTACATCTCTGATATTGTAGTTACCATAGACAAAGACTCTACTGTTAATTACTCTTATAAAGTGTACTCCTGGGGCATTGACATTACCTTCACTGGTACAGGTAACGTTCGTTCTATAAAGTGCACTGGTACTGCACTTGACGTGTCTAACACTGCTGTACTAACACGAAGAGATGAGAGCAGCATACGACTCAATGGTACTATTCCTAGGGAAGTTAAAGCTGACTTCATACAGACCAGTAGCTTGGCACAGCTCATACTTGATCGTATCTTCAGCTTATCCACTACAGACAAGTATGATGCAACTGTAATGTACCGCGGTGACATTGCACTTTCTATCAATGATCCAATTCTTCTATTGGATGGCATCGCGCCTGATAACCGCTATAATATACGCCGTCATCAGCTTTTCTGGAATGGTGCTTTGACGGGTATAGCTGACCTAAATACTTAAGGAGGGATATAATGGCTTGGCAAACACCTAAAACAGACTGGACTTCCGTTGATGGCGTCAGATACTCTGATCTAAATCGCATGGAGGGTAACATGCTCGAGCTATACAACATTGATGGCTTACGAGCTGACCGTGTTGTGTACGTAAATGCATCTACTGGTAATGATACTACTGGTATAGGTAGTGCTTCTGCCCCTTTCAAAACTATCACCAAAGCTCTTGGTAGCATTCCTTGTAACCTTAATGGTAAGAGTGTAATTCTCAGTATATCAGCTGGCTCGTACCCTGAGGCTGTCACGATCAAAGGCTTTGACGGGCCGTTGACTATCAACGGCTCAAATGGTACAGTCAATGTGAATAGCCTACGTGTAGAGGGTTGCTTCTGCACCTTGACTAATATTGTGCTTACAACCAGCTCTGCTGTATTCATCATGGATGGTGCATCTCTTGTAGGCAATGGTAGCTTAGTTGTTAGCGGTTCCTATGTTCGTGTAGGTTACAGTTCCAGACTGTCACTTGCATCTGTAGCATGTCATGACAATAGTAGCTTCGCTGTTGTTGTAGATGATGCAAGTATCTTTAATGCAATGGACCTTCGTGGCGACAACAATGCCAATGGTATCAGCTGCCAGGGTGGTAGTATAGTTGCATTTGGAGATATAAATATGGAGGTAAGCAGCATTGCTTACTTTACAGCAATGGGTGGGCGCATCTACAGCGGTGCCCAGGCAATGTCTGATTTACCTTAAGGAGGCGATCTTATGGCAACACTAACATTTAATGGAAGTACCTATACGGTCGATCATGCTGTTAAGGGCGCAGACTATATCCACGGGTATAACGCAGCAGGTGTGTGTCTCGTGTCTATTGAAGGTATAAAGGACTTCAGTGTAGTTACCTACAATGGTACGTACCTTACACCGGAAGTGTGCTTTGCAGAAGCGTGTAACAGTGTACGGTATGTTAACGGTAAGCTTGTCAAGCAAGACGGCACGGAGGTAAAAGCTGCGCCGAGTACT